AAGGCAGATTTAAAGATACAAATAAGATGTTTGTAGCACCAAAAGAATTTGACTTTATGTTTTCTGATCATGAAAAAAATTCATACGAAAAAGCAAGTTTAATTATTTCTTTGTTTGAATTACATGATTGGTCTGCACCAACAACACTTATGCTTGGTCGCTATCAACCATGGCATGAAGGGCATCATGCTTTGTATTTACAGGCTGGAATGAGAACAAACCAAGTACTACTTGGAGTACGCAATACATATAATACTAGCGAAAAGGATCCACTTACATTTGATGAAGTAAAGGGTTATATTGCTAAGGATGAGTTTATGAAAGGTGCAATGGTATTGCGTTTGCCAAACATTACTAACATTGTCTATGGCCGTGACGTTGGATACAAAATTGAACAAGTAGATTTGGGGGCAGACATTCATGCTATTTCGGCTACTGAAAAACGTCGTGAACTGGGCATCTAATGTTGGACATGGAATTGCAGATGCAGAAGATAGATTTGTTAAAAGCATGTTTGAAGAGGATATAGATCATGAAAGTAACGAAGACTAGATCATTTGTTAAAGCACTAAGTTATCGCATTTGGGGAACGCTTTCTTCTGTTGCTGTTGCTTATGTTATAACAAAGAATGCTTCACTATCCATAACAATTGCATTTTGGGAAACAATAGTTAAAGTCTTTATTTACTACGCACATGAGCGTGGTTGGAATAAGATTCAATGGGGTAGAAAGTGATGTATACGAATGAAATGCGTAGGGCTGTACACTCAATTACACCGCCTAAAGGATTTGGTATAGAAATTATTGACAATGAGCACTTCCTTACAGTAAAATTAGATGAGTATAAATTTCTAAAAATGTTGCATGATGAAAAAATAGAAGCACTAAAGTATGTTGTTCAAATAAAAAAGGCTTTAGAAATAAATGGAGCAATTGTGTTAGTAACCAGAGAGGCAGTAAAATGATAAAACAGATTGGATTGTTTTTTATTTGTAAAATTAAATCACATAACCTTGTTGACGCTGGCTCTTGTCCATTTACTGGTAAAAGTTATTCAGCCTGTCTAAGATGTGGAGTAACAGTAACAAAATGAAAAAGAAAATAATTATATTAATACTGTCAGCAATATCTATTTTTATTGCAATTAATTTATTCTTTGCTTCAAGGCTTAGTCAATTATCAGACTTAGATTTATTTGACATTGAGGAAGATGATTAATGCAAACCTTTTTACCATACAAAGACTTTGATCAATGTGCTGAGACTCTTGACAATAAACGTTTAAATAAACAGATATTAGAGTCTTATCAGATACTCAAGGTTTTATCTGGTCAATCCGCTTCAGGCGCATGGCGCAATCACCCAGCGGTATTGATGTGGAAAAACGCTGAAAAATCATTACTCACGTATACAAGAGCCATGATTAAAGAGGCTAGCCTTAGAGGTATTAAGACAGACAAGAATGAGGCCAACATAGAGGCTCTGAAGGCCGTTTCTGGGCATCTGTGGGGTACTGATAAGCCAGTCTGGAGTAAAGCATCTCATGTAAATCGTGTCAATATTACCCATAGAGCCAACCTTTATCGTAAAGATTATATTTATTATGCAGAGTTTTATAAAGATACTCAGAGTGAATATAACAAACCTTGTTGCGAGAAGTGTTTATACTATTGGACAACTCACGCCATTAGGGATAGAGTACAATAGATATTATGGAAATGATGTTTTTGATATTTTTTGCTACCCTGTCTTTTTCCTTTGGGCTATCCTATTGGGCTACCTTTGATAAACTAAAAAAGTCTAACCTATTGTTGGCTGAACTTTTTATAAAAACCAGGGCACTTGAAGAGTTAAACTCTCAAATAGATAACGGCATCAGTATGTCTGACGACACAATACATAAAGAAAACTTTATAAAGTTTCTCTCTGATTCAAGAGATTGGGCTTTTGAGTACATTGAAAAGTCACAGCAAACCATTAAAGAGGTTTCAGATGAATTAAGGATAAAAGGTTTGGATAACTATTCTGAAAAACTTTTAGCCCTTTTACCAGAAACAAATCAAGAAAAAAGATAATATGAAAGAGATTCTATTATCAACTATTACAGGTTTTGGATGTGGTGTTGTATTTGCTGCATTCAAATTACCAGTCCCAGCACCACCAGTTTTTGCGGGAGTCGCAGGAATTTTTGGTCTATGGATTGGTTTTACAACAATAACAAAAGTTATATCCTAGGAGGAATAATGAATAACCTATTAAACGATAAGACAAAGGCAATGCTGGCATCATACGGACGATCTGTCCTTGGTTCAGTAATTGCACTTTACATGGCTGGAGTAACAGATCCAAAGGATCTATGGGCTGCACTAGTTGCTGCTCTAGCGCCCGTTGCATTGAGAGCGCTCAATCCTAATGACAAGGCATTTGGCGTACTGCCAAACACAGGAGCAATTTCAGATGCTCTTGGTAAGATTGTGCCTGTTAAAAGTGCACCAAAGAAGAAAACTACTAAAAAGAAGTAGTTTAATTATAGAAAATGGGTCTGGTTTTATTCTAGGCCCATTTTTTAATTAAGGAGTTATTATGAAAAAACTGTTGGTCGTGATGCCAGTGCATAATGATGGAATGTATATTGAAAGAGCAATAAATAGTATAATTAATCAAACATTTCAAAATTTTGTTTTATATATAGTTAATGACTTATCAACAGACGACTCTTTAAATAAAATAGAAAAATATTTACATAATCCAAAAATTAGATTAATAAATAATGAAAAAAATGGTGGATGTTTTTATAGTAAAAATATTGGAATTAGTTTATTAGAAACAGAAGATTTTGATGTTTACACTACACACGATGCAGATGATTTTTCTGACTCAACAAGGTTTGAAAAAGTAATGAATATATTCAACAATGAAGATATAATTGCATTAGAAGATTATGAATTAAGAATAGGTGGAATGGTGCCAGATTGGTACAACAAGCCTGGAGAAACAATGCCAAATCATGCTCATGCATTTTTTAGTAAAAAGGCTTTTAGTATATTTGGATATTATGATAATTTTTTTTGTGGGGCAGATACTGATTATTGGCATAGAGCAATAAAATATAGCAAAATAAATCCATCTTCCATAGTTTTTACATTGCCAGAATTACTATACTATGCACAAGTGACTGGGAATAACATGATATTGAGATATGGAAAAGAAATAAGAGATCCATATTTTAAAAAACATATGGCAGAGATTGATAAGATGAAAGAAGAGAAAGATTTTTATAGAGCATTTTTTAATATAGAGGAGGCAATAAAATGAAATACTTAGTAACTGGCGGTGCTGGATTTATTGGATCAAACATAGTTGATTCTTTAGTTAAACTTGGTCACGAAGTTGTTGTTATTGATAATGAGTCTTCTGAGTCTCACGATCATTTTTTTTGGAATGAAAATGCAAAAAATTATAAATTAGACATATGTGATTATGAAAATACAAGAAATCTTTACGATGGAGTTGACTACGTATTTCATGTTGCAGCAGAAGCAAGAATACAGAGAACAATAAAAAATCCAATAAGATCTGTAAAAACAAATGTAGTTGGAACTACAACAGTACTTCAATGTTCAAAAGAGGCAAACGTTAAAAGAGTTATATATTCTTCAACATCTTCCGCATATGGAAGAAATGAAATACCAAATGAAGAAACACAGCCAGACGATTGTTTAAACCCATACTCAATTTCTAAAGTTGCTGGAGAAAAATTATGTTCAATGTATACAAATATTTTTGGGCTAGATACAATAATATTTAGATATTTTAATGTATATGGAGATAAGCATCCGACAAAAGGTGTGTATGCCCCAGTGATTGGACTATTTGATGTTCAAAAATTAAATGGTGAAAAATTAACAATTGTTGGCGATGGAGAACAAAGAAGAGACTTTACAAATGTTAAAGATGTTGTAGATATAAACATAATTGCAACAACAAAGGATATTGATCGTAAATATTTTGGCAATGTTTTTAATGTTGGAACTGGAACAAATTATTCTGTGAATCAGATTGCATCTTTTATATCAGATAACACTATTAATATTCCAGAAAGACTTGGCGAGGCAAGAGAAACACTTGCAAGTATTAAAAAAGTAAAAGAAGTCTTTGGTTGGGAACCAACTATAACTTTAGATCAATGGTTTAAAGAGAGAAGTATTTAGTGATAGAAGTCCTTAAAGAAGACTTTGTATATATATGTAAAGACGGAGTAAACGAAGAATTAAAGTATTCAATTAGGTCTGTTGTTGAAAGTTTTCCAGAAGCAACTATATGGCTTGTCGGTGGTAAGCCTGACTGGTATACAGGAAACTATATAAAAGTAGAACAAAAAGAATCAAAGTATAAGAATGCTGTAAAAAATTTAGAAACAATTTGTTTTTCACAAGAAATATCAGAATCTTTTATTTTAATGAATGATGATTTTTATATTATTAAAAAAATAGATAAAATAGAAAATTTTCATAGTGGATTCTTGTTAGATAAAATAAACTTATATCAAAAATTAAATGGTAATTCTCAGTACACCAGAAAACTTTCAGGCACATATAAAAAACTCAAAGCCCTAGGATTTGAAAACCCCTTAGACTATGAACTCCACGTACCAATGATTATGGAAAAAGAAAAATTAAAAATAGTATTAGAACTTTTAGATCAATTTTTATGGAGATCTATATACGGAAATAAGTTTAATGTAGGTGGCACACAAATGGAAGACGTTAAGGTTTACAATTCTGGACCGTTAGTTCTTAAGTCTTATAATTTAAACATAGATGATCACACCTATTTGTCTAGTGCGGACAGTTCATTTAATAATATATTTAATAAAATACTTAAGACTAAGTTTAATAAAAAAACTAGATTTGAGCAATAAGTTCTAAGTATTTATCTTTCAATATTGTTGGTGCAAAGTTATTAAAGCCTAAATTATAAGCCTGCTGTTTGTAATTAGTTTTATCATTAATAAACATATACTTGTCAATTGTTTGTGCTAATAAGACATTGTTTGCTTCAAATAAATTAATCCTAACCTTTGTTCTGATTGTTCCTATAGAATCTGACTCAACTAACCAGTTTTGTGGCAAGATCTGATTATTAGGTGAAACATTTGTCATAAAAACGGGAAGACCAGAAAGCAAAGCCTCATTCATTGGTAAACATAATCCTGCATATCGTCTTGGCAATATCATAGCATCAAAGCCATCATACATATCTTCCCTGTTTTCTGGGTTGCCAATTTCAATCTTTAGTCTTGAGTCTGTTACATTAGTTACTATTTCACTTTGACTTCTAATAACTAATTCATAATCTGCTTTAGAGTGCTTTAGCATATTTATTACGGTTTCAGTACCGTTTCTATCTTTGGCTGCCTTTTTTCCAGCAATGTGTAATAGCCTATTGTGTGATTTAGAGATGTTATTATTTTTTGCAGTTTCAAATAACTCAGGGGTAGTTGGAGGTGGAAGATGAATTACCTTTGTTCTATCTCCAAACATACTTTGAATTGTTTCAATTTGCCATAAACTGGGAGATAATAAGACGTTTGGCAAGGGCAGTTCTGGGTTTGCCAAGTGACCAAACAATTCATAGTTATACTGAAGAATGGTTTTTACTCCCCGTCTGTTTGCAAACCTTACAAAATTTTGATCATAAAAAGTTTC